ATGACCGATTAACGGAAGGTGAAATAGCATCTGGTCTAAGTCAGGGAAATACTCAGGCATTTCCTGAGTGATTTGGTAATTCATAAACTCACGAACACGGCGACCTTGTTCTTCTAGCTCTTCGTCTGGGTTGCCTATGATTACAGATTTAACTGGCCCACCTGATGGGTAAAGTTCTGCAATTGCCTTCGCATTAAATTGAGTTGCCGCTTCTGCGATTAACGGATGCACTACAACTGAAAGTCCGCGTGTGCCACGTTCATCTTCGCCTTCGTCAAGTCCGCCATCTGGATCTAATGTCTTCAATCCTTCTTTGTAGCGTTCCTTCCACTCTGACCGAGCTTCCTCATCATTTTCGTAATAACCTACAAGTTCTTGCGCTTTTCGTGCGAGATCTCGTTCATCCATCTGTTCAGCTAAGTTGGAATCAAATTCTGCGGCATCTGCCTCATCCATCGCATCTAATTCTGGGTCACCAATCAGAACATCGCCATCTGCAAGCTCCTCGATCATTAACTCATCACTAGGTGCGCCTTCAGCAAATGGTATAATATTTGGGTCAGCCATAGAGGGTAATCCTTTGTTTTTCTACTGGCTCGTCATCTTCAGGGTCTTCACTGTGTCCAACAAACCATCCTTTTCGTAAACGCAACCAAGCCTGTGTACACGTATCAACAACGTCATCGTTGGGGTGTGCAGGGAAAGCCGCGCATATGTCTATTAAATCTTTAGCCCATTTTCGATCAGAAGGGTAGTAAATTCTTCCATCTTCTAAAAGTGCGCTTGATGCGTGCGCTCTCGCTTCCTTATCTCGATCAGGAGAATAAGCTAAAACTGGTATTCCAGCCATGCGTAAATCTTGCAGTAGAGACTGGCCTGACGCTTTCTTCTCGATCAATACAGCGTCTGGCTCCCAATCTTCGTAAGCCTCCTGTGCAATTTTTCGTAAATCTGGGTAGCTCACCTTATCGTACCAAGCCTCCAAGACAATCGCACACATTGCGCCTTTGTGCTTAAATACACCCCAAGTTGTTCTGGCACTAAAGCTAGAGCTTTCCTTGGCTTCGAATGCAGTATCCCATGACTGAAGAACATATTCGATCTCTGGCAAGTCTGGCTTTTCCCAAGGAACCCACCACGATGCTCTCAGGATACCACCACCTTTTGGCGATGGACGTTGCTGTAGCTGACCAGCAGATGCATACGATCCAAGAGATCTTTCCAAAGTTGATAAAGTTTTCTCGTCAATTCTTTCAGGCCACAGCAACTCACCTTCCTTTGTTCTTGGATCAGTAAACCCAAGTGACGACTTCATAGGATTCGGCGCACCTATTTCATAACGAGCAGGCAACATTAGGTGATCCCACTCATCACCAAGTTGATTTGCCAAGACGTGACCTGTGAGATCCTGTTCGTGTAGCCTCTGCATAATAATTACAAACGCACCAGTCTGAGGATCGTTTAGTCGTGTCTGCATGGCCTGATCCCACCAATCAAGTACACCTTCACGCACTTTAGAGCTATCTGCCTCGACAGAGTTGTGTGGATCATCAATGCAGATGATGTCGCCACCATCACCAGTTAACGCACCACCAACTGACGTTGCGATTCGATAGCCTGTCTTATCATTCTCAAATCTCTGCTTTTGGTTTTGATCGTCGGTCAAATTAAACTTATCGCCAAAGTGCGCCTGATACCACGGACTGTCGATTAACCTTCTACACTTCGTACTATCCCTGATCGACAAGGAACTTGCGTAAGATGCGTAGAGAAACTTTTTGTGAGGTTGGTGCGCCCAAGTCCAAGCTGGCAGAGCAACAGCCACGCTAATTGACTTCATGTGTCGAGGTGGCACGTTAATGATCAGACGTTTGATGTCGCCCTCGACTACAGCTTGCAAGTGATCCGAGACTGCATCGATGTGCCAGTTATTTTTAAACGGAACGCCAGGTTCAATCGTAGGCCAACTAGCCTTCGTAAATTCCCTCAATGATCTGCGGTACTTCTCCGCTCTCACCTGTTCCAACGTTAGATTTGATAAAAGCGTGTTCAATTGCTGTGAGTTCATCTGTACCAATCCTTGTTAAGTCGAGGGTTAATGTACGCTCCTCATGAATTTTTGTTTCTGTCTTATCCACCCAGCCTGCGCGGTTCTTCAGGTAGAAGATGATAGACGGCACATTGCGATCCACAGTGGCATTTTCAAAGAGCGCGTTGGTCACGGCATCTATGCCACGAGCCTGACCTCTTTTTATAGCCTCCGAAAATTCCGAATTTTCTGACTGATGAAGCATGAAAGTTGACACTGAAACGCCTAGCATTCCAGCCGCCTGTTCTTTCGTTAATCCCTTGGTCATAAGATTTTCTACGTTAAGCAAAACTTCATCGGTGATCTCGAACTTCGGTCTACCGACTGGATTTTTAGTTTTGACATCTGACATAGTGTTGACCTTTCTTTTCAGTGGTTAGCTGTATTTAACGAAATATAGCCTAACTCTTTAAAAAAGAAAAGTATCAGATCAAAAATCTATTTATGTCATTTATGGCATATTTATGGCATATACCAAATCTGCCATAATTCATCTACTCTATACTCCTTATTTATATAGTTATTATATATATATATTATTATTATTATTATTTATGTCATACTGTCATACCCCCCCCCTTCTCCCCCACAGGTATAGGTATGGGGGGGTAAAAAATAGGTGGGATCTATTAGGGGGTACATGCCATATATGCCAAAAATGCCATAAATCACTTTCGCCCTTATTTTATTGATAAAAAGGCCAAAAAATAGTATGCCATAAATACTGCCATAAATACTGCCATAAATAAAAACGTGAGAAAGGAATAGATAGATGATTAATTTAATGCAAGGCGACTGTCTTGAAATGATGAAGACAATACCTGATGGAAGTGTTGATTTAACAGTCACAAGCCCACCATATGACAATCTAAGAAGCTATAATGGTAATAACGATCAATGGGGTGAACACGTTTGGAAGGATGTTATAGCCGATTTGCACAGGGTTACAACAGATGGTGGTGTTGTTGTTTGGGTAGTAAATGATGCTACAATAAAGGGAAGCGAAACAGGTACATCGTTCAAGCAAGCATTGCACGCAATGGAGTGCGGCTTCAATCTGCATGACACGATGATATATGAAAAAGCTCAAGCGTTTGGCGGCTCAAAGTATGCGTATCTTGCAAGCTTTGAGTATATGTTTGTGCTTTCAAAAGGCAGGACAAAAACATTTAACCCACTTTGCGATAGAAAAAATGTGCGGGGAGGTGTGGCTGAGACAACGGCAAAGGCAGGCATGAGGAGAGATGGTGCTATACCAGAACGTCATTTAAAAACAGCGAAAGAATTTGGGAAAAGAAAGAATATCTGGAAATATGGTGTCGGTGGTGGAAAGACGAAACACCCAGCGGTCTTCCCATTAAAGTTAGCTCAAGATCACATCACATCATGGAGCAACGAAGGCGACACAATCCTAGACCCCTTTATGGGCAGTGGAACAACAGGTGTTGCGGCAAAAAACTTAAACCGAGACTTCATCGGCATCGAGTTAGACGAAAGTTATTTTAATATTGCAAAGGAGCGTATCAACAGAGATGATACAACGTGAGAAAGGAACAGATATGAGTACAGTTTACGTTGTGACACGACCCAGAGAAAATAAGTTTGGATGGACTCCAGATTTATCTGACGCCACGAAGTATGGTAAGTTACAGGTTATCTTTGAGCCTGACGAGAAACCACAGTTTAATCCGAGCCGAGCTATAAACATTGCGAGAGTTATCCTTCAGTCGTTTAGTGAAGATGACTATCTACTGTGGGCTGGTGGCGGAGATCCAGTAGCTGTGATGATTGCATGTATGGTAGCCTCTGAAAACTGTGATATTGTGAACGTCCTCAGATGGGAGCGCAACTTCAACGAGGGTGAGCGAGATCGCCGTAAGGGTTGGTACTTACCAGTTAAGATGGATATGTCTTAAACTTTTTTTATTTTTATTCACTTTTCCTATTGCTATACTATATACAGTATGCTACATAATGTATGTAGAAAGAGAAAAGGAATACAAAAATGTTAAACAAAACTAAAAATGGAAAATTTGATCAACGATCTGCTTATGGCAGAAGAATGCAATCTATTGCAGATAATCCACCAACTTTGGCTGATAAAATATCTGACCTTCACAAAGAAATAAATGTTGAAGCTAAGAAAGCTGAAATGGCTAATAGTAACATTCAATATCTTTTAAATAAAATTGCTCAATTGTCTGAAGGAACTGAGGTTTTAACTATGGAAGACCTAGATAAAATTGATGAAGCACTTGAGGGGGAAGTATAATGTCACTTAATATTACACAAACTGAAATCAATACACTTTGGGACAAGGGATACCGCCCTTTTGAAATTTATACATCTAACCCAGAGCCTGTAATGTATCACGGCAAAATGGAAGAAACTAATGCAGTTGGTGGTTGGGATATCAAACACATCTTTGCCACACGCGATGAAATTGAAAACTATCCAAACTTTGACTGCATCATAATGATAGACAGTGTTGGTTATTGTACTGAAATCTTTCACGGCAATGAAGTTAAGTCTAACAAGTCATCTAACTTCACAGACCTTGAAATGAATGTCATTAACATTTTAGCTAACAATCACAAAAATTTAGATGATAGTGGTCAGTGGCAATCAGATGATGGGGAATATCCTCACCTTGATACATGGGAGCTTACTATTGATGGTAGGCCACAAAATTTAACAATATTCACAAAATATGATTTAGACCCAAAAGTATATAGGGGTGTTATCTCTAGCCTTATTCAAAAAGGCGCAATTGAAACAGACGAATATGAAGCTGTTGCAGTGACAACTAAAGGGCGTCGTGTTCCAACAACTTTACAGGCAATTGCTATCAACAAAGAAACTTTTAAGGAGGTGGCGTAATGGGTAACGTAATATTTTTAAATTCTGATTACTCACAAGGGTATAAATGCGCGAAAGAAGAAGTCGCATCTGGAGAAATTTACTGCATAGAAAGTTCATTGATGTTGTTTGCACAAGATCCAGCAGACAATGACTTTCAACGTGGTTTTGAACAAGGCTTAAAAAGCCTAATTAAAAAGGAGAATAAAAATGGGTTATAAATATTGGACACAAGCGGAGGACGCAGAGCTTGTATTAATGCGAGAAGCCAAGGTATCTACCAAGGAGATCGCCAAAGCGTTAAAGCGTTCACCCTCGTCAGTTATGAACCGCATAGCTGTTAAGGACATACCATACGGCAAGCCAAGTGTTATCGATGAGATTGCATCCGTTGGTGTTGCATTTGGTGAGCCTGACACAGTTCAAACAGAAAAAGAGAAGCAAGCAAGTGAAATGCAATCTCTTAAAAATGCGCTTGAGGAAATGGAAGAAGACATCAAGCCAAGCAATTGGTTTCCAAAACTAAAGCGTTGGTTAGGATTTTAAAATGGAACCAATAAAAAAATTGTCGTCTAGTTATTGCCCTCACTGTCGCAGTATAAAACTAGCGGCAAAGGATTCTAGGGCGCATTCTGCCTTTGGATTTTTAACTACCAAACGTCGAAAGGTTTGCCCTAAGTGTGACTATAGGGTAACCACAATCGAACTGCCACTACATCTGGCAGAAGAAATATTTCAAGAAGTTTAGAAAGGAATGAGTATGATTATTAAGAGATGGAAGTTTAAAGGTTTCAATCACATAACCTTTACCAATGACTTCCCTGATTGGATTAAGATGAACTCAGGCAAAAGGTTAGGCCACAAAAGTTTGTGGGTATACACACAGTCAGGTGAAGTTCCCATCGAAAGTGGCAAGTGGATATCAATTAACTTGCGTGGTCACATTGAAGTCCACGATAAGAAACCAAAGCTACTATTTAATGTTGGACTGACAAAGGAAATCTTCTCTGGATTTCTGTTAGTTGCCACACTTTTAATTATAGTTGTAGGACTGATGGTTTTGTGATAAGAAGGATTTGACTGCTCGATAAAGGATCTTTTCTTTTCTCTTCCTGTATCCTTGTCTTACTAAACTAGACCCACTTGGCCAGGTTTCGCACTGCAAAGGTGGGTCTTTTTTTATTGCCTTAGACATCATCAAACTTTATAGTTATGCGGTAAGGTGGTTAAATGAAATCAGTTATTATCGGGCATGTTAATATCAGATCTCACTTCAGGCATATTCGCTACCAAATGCGCTAACATTAATACGAATATAACCGCCACCTTACACGACTATTTTCCTAAATCAATCGGTCTTAGTTTTGGCATGAGAGTGCTAGAAGATACCTTATCTGTCTCTATACACTGACCCATGCTATCCATATCCTCATATGGTTTGTATGCTTCTGGCAGTGCATTGCCGCATTCATATGCAGTTCTATACAAAGTTTTCTTTTGGATCTCTGTACCATCTATGACATATGTCAGGACAAGCATTGTGTAGAAAGTCATAACGCCTCCTTATGCTTTTCGAATTTACCATTGGCATCAAGTTTCGGAATTGTAGTTCTTTTCCTTTTGCTTGCGATCTCACCTCCACACGCCATGTAGCCAGCCCCATCGACCCAATTGTCAGGATGTTCTGGATTTGATTTGATTCGTGCAACTTTCAGGAGGTTCATCATAACACCTACATCATGTGTCTTTACCTCTACACCTAAGTAAGTTGACCAGAAGTCTGCAATCATCTTGAAGTTGTCCTCCATGTCGCCATGATCAGACGCCCTATCTTTCGTTACATATTTCTTGGCAGTGTCGAGGATGTCACCTCGCGTTGCTTCTTCTATATGTTTGCTCGTAGCCCATTTAGCCATTTGTTTTCCTTTCTTATAATTCTAATACCATTTGAGTAATAACTTTACTTCCAGAGTTATATTGTTTTGTTTCACCTTTAGGGTAAGGGAACTGATCGTAGTTTAAAGACTTAGTTAAAAGTTTTCGATCTTTCTTACTTCCAACAATATAAATATACCTATGTTTGCGTGGCCTATCTATGTATTCATATTTGTCTGGATTGCTTTTTCTTTCTTCGATTGTGCTTTGCTCAGTGATGGTTTTGGAATGTAGGTTTGATCCTATAATCCTCCACTCTGTTCTCTTTGCACTCAGGCCAGTGTATAAAAAATTAGTTGCCTGATAAACATATCCAACGTGACCCTGACTTATATCAGCATATGAAATTACAATTTTTGGTTTTGGTAGCATCTTTAAAGATTGAGATATTAGAAAAGAAGATTGATTCTTATCATTATCTTGTAGGCATAATCTATTTAGCTCTACTACTTTACTTGAATGTTCCTCGCCACAAACACCCATACAGAGAGCTGGGGATGGGGGGATACCATAAGTCACAACACCAATTAGTTCAGATTCATCAAACAATCCAAATGCATTTGTTATGTTTGGTATTCTTTTTGCGTAATGTTTTTTCAATAACCAATTGTAAGTATCAACAGATTTAATTGGTAAAACTTTTAAATTTGACATCTCAACTCCTTTCTCAATTTATTGGTGGTGAGAAGTAAGCAAACCTTGGCCTACCCTTTGCACCTTCGTTTTGATTTCTACATTCAATACCTCTGTCAGTTTGCAGTGCATCGAGAATGTCAGCACGTCTGCGCCTATCCATATTTGCAAAAGCTGATACACTTCTGGCTAACTCACGTTCAGTTAAGCCAGTTAACCCAGCCTTTTCTATTCGTGCGTAGACTGCCTTACATGCCGCTTCAAATGGTCCTTCTGACATATTAGACCTGAACATCTCGATAGTTTGGATTGCATAGTGATCTACATAATCAATAGACCACTGCATTGCATCTGAACCTATTTCGTCCTGACCCATTGACCGAGCGATAATCAAAGACAAACGCATGGCAATCTCACGGCTACGATTGTACATAGCCTCCAGACCTGTACCTGTCTCCTTCTTAATTGCATTAACCAATCTCTGCTCGTACTCACGCAGAAGATCTTCAGCTTCCTGAGTAAATGCAACTTCTAGTGGATGTGGTGGCATGTCATGACTGTTGCCAGTATCTAAGTCACCTTCATTTGCATTGGCATGATCCTTTGCCCAAGTAGCAAGTCGATCAGATATTGTTGACCTTCTTTTCTTCTGGGACATCTGCACACCAATTTCAGACTTCACAATTATAAAACGATTGAGCAATCCAGATGCAACATCACCTCCACCAATAGCTTGCATAAACTCTGATGGTGTAGACATTCCAACTAATGT